GAAGCATTAACACTACTGGAGGCATCCAATGTTTAATTTATTAGTTTGGTGTGTATATGGTTTATTTGTCGGCAGTATAGCCAAATCAATAGTGCCAGGAGAAGAAAATTTTGGTTTTGTAAAAACTGTAGCACTAGGAGTAGCTGGCTCATATATGGGTGGAGCCGTATTATATATGCTGGGCGAGTATAGTAGTCTTAGCCCTGCTGGTATATTTATGGGGGTAGCCGGAGGAATTCTAACCCTTGTCCTGTATAACAAACTCAATTCAACAGCAAGATAAAGTAGCAGTTATTCTTTGGTTATATCATATTGATTTATGGCCAGAGTTCTTTAATCTATTAAAGCCACTATCTGATAATATTGTTTTATATTTAGGTTTGTGTGATAGTACAATTTCTGATTATCCACAAATAGAAAAAGATATCAAAACTTTGGATCACAAATTATATTATCAAAATAATTATGGCTGTGACGTTGCGCCATTTTTAAATCAAATACAGACAGTGTCTGAACCCACATTTATTAAAATACACTCTAAGAAATCATCGTGGGGCGTCAAGAACAATATCCAGTGGAGATCTGTTTTGGTTCATGATCTCATAGGATCAAAACAAATATTTGATAATAATATAGTACAATTATTAGATCCGACTGTTGGTATGATATGTAATCAAAATCTGTTATTAGACAATAGAGAAATCAGAAATACTGATATTATAAAAAATATTGTCAATATGATGAATATAGATTATGACTATGTGGCAAATTCATCATTTCCAGCTGGTAATATGTTTTGGTCAAAAACATCAATCTATAAAAAATATTTTACTCCAAAAATATGTGAAAAATTAAATTTTTATCTACAACAAGAAAAAGGTAAAGTAGATGATACCGCAAGCGGAACATACGCTCATTCTTTAGAAAGAATATTTGGCTATATTATAAAAGCAAATTATAAAACATTTAATTTCCCTCAGCACGATGTTATTAAAATTTTGAATGACCAAGCTCCGAATGAGCAATATTATTCTTTAATCATCACTTATGATAATCACTGTTATTTGACAGAAGATCTAAATGCCTATGGTAATATTATAGAAAAAAATAAAGATACTATGCTAATAGAATGGCTTCATATGCCAACTATTATATATCAAAATTATATTATTATAGATAAACATACAATAGTTAAAGATAAAAATGCAAAAAATTCAATCAATTAAAGATTTAATACACAATCCTATTTTTCAAAAACTCTTAACAGATCATCCGTGTCTAATTCCTGATGATTTTGATTGGAAAGCATATCTCAAAAATAGTGCTGATCTTGTACATGTTTATGAATTTAGCACAGAATTAGAAGCTAAAATTCATTATGTATTATATGGTAAAAGCGAATATAGAAATTATAAAGAAAAACTAGTGGACAAAACATTTTCTTTAAAAGAATATGAAAATATTTTACAAAATTATCAATTTGATCCAAAAATATATAAAATATTAAATGTGGATTTATCTTATTTTACCGATGAGGACGCCACGTTACATTTTTTACGACACGGAATACAAGAGAAAAGAGAATATTTAACAGATTATAAATATAATGATATATTAGAAACTTCCAGTAAAAGTATAGCAAAAATACAAAAAGCAGATATATTATTAATTAATCATGCGTCGTCGTTAACCGGGGCACCAAAAGCTCTAGTAAATATATATCATCATTTAATTAAACAAAATTTAAAGGTATTATTTGTTGATATTCTTCCAACTAATTGTTTAAATGTTGACAATCAAGCGTATCATCTAAACAATATGCACCTATTAAAACAAATTATTAGTAAAAGTAATCCATCTAAAATATATTCTAATTCATTAAATATTTATTTGTTATATGTGTCTAAATTTATAGAAGAATTAAAATATACAACATTATACTTTCATGAAACATATAATGGTTTTAGCATTTTTACTAATGATAAATATAATAACTTATTAAAAAATCAACCAATTTATGTGGTAACAGAAAAAATTAAAAATGAGTTTATATCTAAAGGGTTTACAAATATCCACGTTTCTCCACCATTCTTACCAACAGAAGAACAATCCAAGATAGATCTTTTAAAACATGAGAATATAGACCAGCCTATTATTAGTGTTAATGGAAAAAATAGATTAGACAAGAATAAAGTCATTATAGGTATGTGTGGAACCGTATGTAAAAGGAAAAATTTCGATCTCTTTGCTAATCTATGCTCTAAGCACCCTTATGTACAATTTTTATGGATTGGGGCAGATCCTAAGAAGGTAGAAGAAAAATACAAGAATATCAAGAATTTATTTATTGTCTCAACAACAGAAAATCCGTACAAGTATTTCAATATTCTGGACTATTTTTTCTTAACAAGTATATCCGACCCTTGTCCCTTTGTTGTATTAGAGAATCTGTATATGAATAAAAAAATCATAGTATTAGATAAAAATATCCACTATGAACATCCAAAAGAAAAACTAGAAAATTTTATTATTTTATACGATCATAACAATGATCTCAATACTATTTCTAGAAAACTAAAAAATTTAAATCTCAATAAAACACCAAATAAAACAACACAAAATATTGATTATATAATTTCAGAATTCTCAGCGCCCAAAATCATACTCGACACGATATAAAAAACACTGTTGACTTTTGATCAGCATCGAGTATCATATCTTCATGAGACCATCGTGGACAAACTATTTTCTGGGCATGGCTAAAGTTGTATCTCAACGTAGTCACGATATTCATACAAAACACGGTTGTATTATCACGGACGTAAATAATAGAATTTTGGGTGCCGGATATAATGGCTTTGCCAGAGGATTGGATGATCAACAATTACCAAAAACCAGGCCAGAAAAATATCCATGGATGATTCATGCCGAAAGAAACGCTTTATCCAATTGTGTTGTTAGGCCAGATAATGGTGTTGCATATGTTACTGGTCAATGCTGCAATGATTGTATTATGGCATTGTGGCAAGAAGGAGTGACAAAAGTTTTTATGACAGATGATCATGGGACAAAATTATTTGATAGTGAAGCAAAAAAAAGATTTGATGACTTTGTAAAAATGAGCGGAATAGAAATACTGATAGTAAAACCTGATCTTTCGTGGATTAAGAATCTTTGCGGTGTATTATGATATCACCTAAAATTTTACAACAGTCTACGTCATTCTGCGTAAAAATACTCGACAAAGGAATAAGTGTATGATATTTGATGAACAAATTACCAGAAAACCAGATCATTATCCTTGGACACAAGATTTTATAGAGGCAATGCACAACGGATTTTGGACTCATAGAGAATTTAATTTCCAAAGTGATGTTCAAGATTTTCTTGTTAATTTAACAGACCAAGAAAAACAGATTGTTATAAGAGCTTTATCTACAATAGGTCAATTAGAGATATCAGTAAAGAAATTTTGGGCTAAACTAGGAGATAATCTTCCTCATCCATCGATTAATGATATGGGATATGTGATGGCCAATGTAGAGGTCATTCATGGAGATGCTTATGAAAGATTACTAGAAGTATTAGGTATCGATGATAGTTTTGATGAGATTCTAAAATTGGATATCATCAAAGGACGAGTAAACTATCTCAGAAAACATTTGCATAAATTCCATGAAAATAATAAAAAACAATTCATTTACTCTTTAATACTATTTACATTGTTTGTTGAAAATATCGCTTTATTTTCTCAGTTTTATACAATAAGTTGGTTTGGTAGATATAAAAACCTTCTTAAGGATACAAACAAACAAGTAGAATATACATCCAGAGAAGAAAATCTACACGCTATGATAGGCATAAAGATTATCAATGCTATCCAAGAAGAGTATCCAGAATTGTTTGATGATGAGCTAAAAGACAAGATAATATCAGAAGCATCAGAAGCGATCAAATATGAATGCCAAATAATAGAGTGGATTGTAAATGGGTATGATCATGATAAGTTAAATTCACCGCTCTTAAAAGAATTCATTAAAAACAGAATGAACGAATCATTAATTAAAATAGGATTTGATCCCGTATTTGATATCGATGAAGAAGTTATAGGGAAAACATCGTGGTTTGATGAACAGGTACTAGGAAATAATATGACAGATTTTTTCCATAGCAGACCAGTAGAATACGCAAAAAGCACACAAAGTTTTACAGAAGAAGATTTATTTAATTAGGACATATAAGGAATATGAATAAGAAATATTACTGGTTAAATTCTCATAGCAGAATTTTCCTTGAGAGAGGTTATCTAAAAGAAGGTATTACTCCAGAAGAAAGAATCAGACAGATTGCTGAAAATGCAGAGAGTATTTTACATATTCCTGGATTTGCAGATAAGTTTGAAGATTATATGAGTAGGGGATTTTATTCCTTATCAACGCCTGTGTGGACGAACTACGGTAACAATAGGGGACTTCCTGTTTCATGTTTTAGTTCCTATATTCCTGATACTATGGATGGAATATTAGATAAAGTAGCAGAAGTTGGAATGATGAGTAAGTTGGGCGGAGGAACATCAGGATTCTTTGGCGATCTAAGAGCAAGAGGAGCCAAGATTAGTGTTGGTGGAGAATCCAGTGGTCCTGTACATTTTATGGAACTTTTTGATAAAGTTGCCGAAGTTGTATCTCAAGGGTCAGCACGTAGAGGATCATTTGCTGCTTATTTACCAATAGAACATCCAGATGTTAACGAATTCTTACAAATCAGATCAGAAGGACATAATATTCAAAATATGAGTATTGGTGTCACAATCACTGATGATTGGATGAAAGACATGGTTAACGGAGATAAAGACAAGAGAAAAATTTGGGCTAAAATTATTCAAAAAAGATTTGAGACAGGATATCCTTATCTTGTATTTATAGATAATGTTAATAATCATGCCCCACAACCATACATAGATCAAAAATTAAAGATTAAAAATAGCAATCTATGCTCAGAGATAACCTTGTTTACTGATGAGCAAAATTCATTTGTTTGCGTTTTGTCTTCTCTGAACCTACTTCATTGGGATGAGATCAAAGATACAGATGCTATAGAGACATTAATATATTTCTTAGACTCTGTTAATGAAGAATTTATTCGTAAGACAAAAAATTTAAGATTTATGGAGGCTGCTAGAAATTTCGCCATGAACCAAAGAGCTTTGGGTATGGGTGTTCTAGGATGGCATTCTTTATTGCAGTCTAAAATGATTGGTTTCGAATCTATGCAGGCTAAATTATTGAATACAGAAATTTGGAAAATTATAAGATCAAAAGCAGATAATGCAACTGTTGAATTAGCAAAACTTTTAGGAGAACCTCCTTTATTAAAGGGATATGGTAGACGAAATGTAACAACATTAGCTGTTGCACCAACTACTTCAAGTTCTTTTATTCTTGGTCAGGTTAGCCCATCTATTGAGCCGCTTAATTCAAATTATTTTGTTAAAAAATTAGCTAAGGGTAATTTTACATATAAAAATCCATATCTAAAAAAATTATTAAAAGATAAAGATCAAGATAAAGAGCATATCTGGAAAGATATTTTGATCAGAGGAGGATCTGTACAACATTTAGATTTTTTATCACAGGAAGAAAAGGATATTTTTAAAACTTTTGGTGAGATTTCTCAGAAAGAGATTGTTATTCAAAATATTCAAAGACAAAAATATATCGATCAAGCTATTTCCTTAAACCTAATGATTCCGCCAAACTGTCAGGCCAAAGAAGTGAGTGAGCTATTAATATACGGATGGGAGAATGGAGTGAAAACATTTTATTATCAAAGGTCATCCAATCCTGCTCAAGAATTAGTACGTAGTATTTTAACCTGTTCATCATGCGAGGCATAAATGATAAAAGTGAAAAGTGTACATCCAGAAGCTAAACTTCCTACCAGAGTAAATAATAATGATGCTGGTGCAGATTTATATTCTGTTGAGCATAAAATCATTGAACCATTAACTAGAGCTTTAATCAGTACGGGTATTACTATAGAATTACCAGAAAATGTATACGGTCGCATTGCACCAAGATCTGGTCTAGCATTTAAACATGGTCTTGATATTTTGGCTGGCGTTATAGATGAAGGATACAGAGGTACTATCGGTGTTATTGTATATAATACAGACAAGGATAATTCCTATGAAATCAATGTTGGTGATAAAATTGCTCAACTAATTATAGAAACATATCATAAAGAATCATTTGGTTGGAGTGATAACCTGAGTGATTCTGAAAGATCTGAGAAAGGATTTGGGTCATCTGGAACTAAATAATATTTTATAGTAAGGTGTATTATATTACATATTATTGCTTACATCTTTCTGTAAAGAGAGGCTCAATTGAAAAAAAATAATAAAACTGGTAAGAACAAACAAAAAGTAATCGACGCAACAAACAATATTCAACCTACCGGATTGTCTTATAGAAATAAATTAAAACCTAGAACTGAAAATCAAAAAAACTATACTAAATCCATAGTAGATAATACTATTACATTTTGTCAAGGATTAGCTGGTAGTGGAAAAACACATATTGCTATTGGTATGGCAATAGAATCACTATTAGAAAATAAAGTTAATAAAATCATAATAACAAGACCAGTGATAGAAGCTGGAGAAAAATTAGGATATCTTCCAGGATCGGCAGAAGAAAAACTCCATCCGTATCTGTTACCAATCATTGATGAAATTCATCATTTTATTACTCCAGCCCAATATGCATCCTTCAAACTAAATAATAAAATAGAAGTTGTTCCACTAGGATTAATGAGAGGAAGAAATTTTCATCATTGTTTCATCGTAGCCGACGAGTGTCAAAATGCGTCATACGAACAATTAAAGATGTTATTGACAAGAACAGGCCAGCAAAGTAAAATGGTGCTCACAGGAGACATAGGACAGTCTGATCTCAGCAGGCATTTGCAGGGTGGCTTCATTACTATGATAGAAGCCCTTGAAGGAGTACCTGGAATAGGATATTGTAAATTAGAATCATCTGATATTGTTAGAAATGCAATTATATCAGATATTTTATCAAGATTAGATACTTATGAAAGAAATAAATCATAAACAGTGCCTTTTATTAAATGCTGACTACACACCGATACATATAATATCTTGGAAAAAAGCCATTATATGGTCTATGAAATATACTTTAGAACATAAATATGCTATTGAAATAATATCTTATTATGATGATGAATTTATACAAGGCAGTTGTGGGAAAAGATACCCAGTTCCTGCCGTAGCAAAAATCCGAAACTTTTTTAATCTCTACCATAGAACCATTAATTTTTCTCGTAAAAATTTATTCATAAGAGATAATTATACATGCCAATACTGTGCCAAAAAATTACCTATTGCACAGTTGACATATGATCATGTTGTTCCAAAAAGTAGATTTGACAGAAACAATAAACATAAATGCACAAATTGGATTAATATCGTAACCTGTTGTTGGGAATGCAATAATAAAAAAGGGAATAGAACACCAAAAGAAGCCAATATGAAACTTCTTAATCAGCCAATTATACCAAAATATTGCTCCGTCTACTTGCCGTGGTATCGTGACTTTTTTACTATAGATGGTAGTTTTCCTGAATGGGCTCCATTTATAGAAGGTTATATTAATAATGAGAGTAAATGCATCTGATTATAAAATTAGTACCAGAGATACCACAGAAGATAAGTTTTATACTATCAATGGCTTAGAATCTTTTATAGACGATAATGGAGATCCTAGAACAACAGCAGAGTCTGATAAGATATATGCTAAAGCTATTAAAAGTTATTCATCAAAAGATATTCACAATAAATTACTTCAGTATAGATATTATATATTAACAGATTCCAATAATAATCTCTATAATCCAATAGAAGAGTCATCGCTATTATCTATTACAACAAAGAATCAGTCATATATCAATAAAGTTTGCAAGAACGAGCAAATCTTTACTGAAGTTACTCATAGCATATTTAACCAATATGTTTCTTTTCTGAAAACAAAAAGTAAAAAATTTTTAGTCTCGGCTCAACGAGAAATATAAATTATGCCGACATATTCTTATTTGTGCAATAATTGTAATTGTGGATTTGAATTATTTTTGTATATTAAGGATTATACTGAACATCCACAGTGTCCACAATGCAATAAGAATACTACAGATCGCGACTACAGCATAGACATGCTCACTCTCAATTCGTCCGTTAAAAAATCTGATACAGAATTAAAAACTATTGGAGATCTCGCAAATAGAAATAGAGATAGAATGTCTGATGATGAAAAAAATGCTCTTTATATAAAACATAATTCGTATAAAGAAGAAGTTAGCGATAAGCCACTCCCAAAAGGAATGACAAGACTTAAAAAACAAAACAAGGTAAAATGGACATAATATTATGCTAGATCAAAATTTAATGAATGAAAAACTAAAAGAATTACAAGATCTTAGTATAGAAGAACTTAAAAATATTCTAGAGATTAAAAGTGAATATGAGACTGATGAAAATCAAAAGCTAATAGCATGTCCTCATGAAATAGTATTTTCTGTAAATGCAACAGTATTAATGGAAAATGAAAAAGGAGAATTAACAGGAACAAGAGAGGTGTGTTCCAAAAATTACCACATCCCTGTACCAATAGATAAAGATTACGAAATATTTATGAAAACATTTTTTGATCATATTGAAACCTGTTTAATAAATGGAATACAAGAAAGTTCAAAATGAAAGAAAATAATTTTATTTTTCAACAAAATTCATCTAATAATTTAGAAACCAATAAAGATAGGTTTTTCTGTTTGTTAGCAGATAAAGACTTTATTGATAAAGAAAATAATCCAAGATGTAATACAGAAGATAATAAAGTATTAGCAAAGATTAAATACAAACCTAATGGTATGCCAAAATATCTAATACGAATAGATGATACTAAAAAATTATTTAATCCAACATTAGATTTGCCAGAAACTAAAAATATTAAACTATTACATTCTATTGGTAAAGAGACAACATTATTCAAAGAAGTTAATAAAAAAGCATTTGATTTTTATCTAATGTTTCTTAAAACCGGTAATGGTTCATGGATCTTAAACGCTGAAAGAGAGGATATATAATGTCAAAACTAAATAAAACACAGATATATGCTATAAGATGGTTGGCTAATCAAGGAACCACACAAGAAAGAATAGCAGCAGAGCTTGATCTTAATATAGAACAAGTTATAAAGACATTGGAAAAATATGGTTCATCAGACAAAAGCAATGCCATAGAAGAAAAACAAAGCCCGGTAAAACAATCAAGTATGATAACAGAAACCTCTGGTAAGAGAACAAAAAACGTAGCAATTATGACCAAAGAGGCTTCTGAACAACATGACGCAGCAAGACATAAAACACAAACAGTGAATAACAATGAAAATTCTATCTTTAGACCGAAGAGTAATGGATAAATATACTTCAAAATATTCGAATGGAAAATTGGTATCAGCAGCACAATATATAACAGAATTAATATGTGAAAATAAAGCTAAAAAAGATAAATTAGATTTACATTATAGATTTTGGACTACGAAATCATGGTCTGCATATTACAGAAATCAAATAGCATCAGCTAATAAACTAATAGAAAAGTATGATGTAAAAGCTATCATAGCAGCACTTAGGCACAAGGACGCAGAAAAAATATACTCATTGCGAGCGCCACACCTTCCTGCTATAATAGAAAAAATGCAAAATGAGATCAACGCTCAAAATACTGTATTAACACAAAAATTTGATAGAAAAGATAAGTTGACTCTTAGGCCCAAGCAACAAACGAATAGTATTATCTCAAGATTAGAGGAATTAGAATGACACTTAAAGAGGATGTGATTAAGAATTTTGGTGACGAAATTATCTTAAGTGGTAACGCACTAGTAGATAAAAAAGTTCTTACTATTCCCGTAGGACCATCTTTAGACATTGCCTTAAATGGAGGTATTCCAGAAGGAAGTTTCGTTGTTCTAACAGGACAACCAAAATGCGGTAAAACAACAACGTCATTAGATTTTGCAGCTACCGCACAAAAGAAAGAATATGCTTATGGATCTTTTAAAGATGGTAGGCAAGTGTACTACCTTAACATTGAGGGTAGACTTAAGAAAAGAGATTTAGAAGGTATACCAGGATTAGATCTAACTAAATTTCATATCATAGGTAGTCAACAAGGAAAAATACTACATGCTGAAGAGTATTTACAAATAGCAGAAAGAATTATTAATGAAATACCTGGATGTATTCTAATTATTGATTCTTATTCAGCATTATGCACAGAAGCCGAAATTACAAGCGATATGGATAAAATGCAAAGAGCTGATGGGGCTAAATTATTAGCAAAATTTTGTCGCAAGGTTGCAAATGTTATACCTGTCAATAAAAACATAGTTATTGGTATTACTCACTTAATGGGCAATCCAACAGGATATGGTGCAGAGTTTAAAGAAAAGAGCGGACAAGCTATTGCATATCAAACGGATATAAAATTACGAGCAAAAACATTCAAGCCATGGATTATTGGTACCGATAATACACAAATAGGCCAAGAGATAGAATGGCAAGTGGTATGCTCTGCTCTTGGCCCTCCTGGTGCAACTACAACAAGTTATATTAGATATGGTCAGGGGATAGATAAATATACAGAACTTGTTAATCTCGCTTCAGATGTTGGTATTATTAATAAGGGTGGTGCATGGTATACTATCACTAATTTAGAAGATAAGCCAAAGTTTCAAGGAACGGAAAAAGTAAGGGCATTCCTATTAGAAAATAATGAAGCGTATAAAAAGATAGAACAAGATGTTAAGAGTGTTTTGGGAATCAAATGAAAATCGTAGACTTGGATGGAAATATCCATACTTGGCACTTGACAGGTCATATAGCGAAGGGTAAACTTACCAATAAGTCTTCTTTCCATCTGATGGCAAGAAAGCTCATTACTGATACTTTTCCAACTCTACAAATTTTGGAAGAAGTTTCAATACCCTTAAGGAAATCAGAAACACTATATTTAGATTTTTATTTACCGTTACCTAAATTATGCATAGAAGTTCATGGTGAACAGCATTTTAAGTTTGTTCCATTTTATCATAATAATATTCTTAGTTTTTTAAAATCTCAGAAAAGAGACAAAGAAAAAACAGAATGGTGCGAAAAGAATAATATCAGACAAATAGTATTGGCATGTCACGAATCTGAATCAGAATGGAAAGAAAAGCTAAAATATGAGTAAAACAACACAAGAAGAAATACAGCATTGGGATAAAATTCTAGACGATTATGAGAAAACATTATCTCTACCAGAATATTCATCTGGATGTTCTGTTCCTGAGGCAGAAATAAACCATTATCTTAGTATGTCTAGAGATGAGATAGAAAAATTAAATCCAGAAGATTGTGCTCAAATATCTTATAGATTATCTCAATTCGGATTCTATTTACAACGTAGTTTGAACAGGGAAATAGCCAGATTTAATTGGGCAGAAGAAAGTATCAAAGAGACCATAGCTGACGAAATAAATAATTATAAAGGTTATGGATACTTAGAGAAATCATTACAGGCCATCAAACACAATGATAGGGCCTCTAATCTATATAAGATTAAAAAATATGCACAACAACGCATGGATAGACTAAGTTATTTGGCCAATAATATTAAAAATTTATCAGATATACTTCTTTCTATACAAAGAACCAAGGTGAAACATGCCTCTTGATAATAATGATATCAAACAATTAATAGCAATTTTACAGAAGGGGCTGTCATCTGACCAAGATGAATCTGTTCCAGAAGTAATAGAGAAGCCCAAACGTAAAAGGGGTAAGATACAGCAGGCAGACGTCTCTGTATCAAAACAAAGCGGTCGTACAAAAAGGTCTGGATCTGCAAATAAGTTTGACCTGATGATGGAAAAAAATTTACATAAAGAAGATCTCGAAATTGATAAATTATTATCAAAGTATCCACCAACAATCAGGTCGCGAGAGTTTTCTCCTGTCGATGTAAAATGCAGGGTATGCGGAAGAGAAGAAAGTATTAATCCAGCATTAATGAATGATGCACCGAATAGATATAAATGTAACAGATGTTCAAAGGAGCCAGGATAATGGTTTTGTGTGATCCGTCAGCGGAAAGAGCGGTGCTTAGCTGCATAATGCAATATGGGGAAAAAGCATATTATGAGATTAATGATATCATAAGCGAATCATGTTTTACTATAGATAGTAATCAACTAATTTATAGTTGTATCAAAAATATATTTGCCAATGGACAAGTTACTACTCTCGATATAGCCTCTATATACTCTGCATCCCAAGATTTGGGTATGTCGCATATTCTGAGCAAAAAAGAAGAAGCTCAGCATTTAAAGGCTATTTTGGATTTTCCGGCAAGTATAGAGAACATCAATCAATTCGCAACTAAAATAAAGAAGCTTGAAATAGCAAGATCTTTACATAAGGAGCTAGAAACGGCACAAGAAAAATTATTAGATGTTACTGGCTCAGAACCAATATCATCTATATTATCTATTGCTGAAGATACATTATTAGACTTTGGTTCTCATTTATCAAATGATAATGAACCAAAATCTATTGGAGATGGAATAGATACCTATATTGATTATTTAAAAAGCAATCCTGTAGATCAGCTTGGCATATCAACAGGTTTCCCAATATATGACCATGCTATCGGCGGAGGATTCAGAAAAGGAACAGTTAATGTTATTGCGGCAAGACCAAAGGTTGGTAAAACATTATTGGCTGACAATATAGGATTTTATATAGCTAATAAACTGGGCATTCCTGTATTGAATATGGATACAGAAATGAGCACGAATGATCATATTCATAGAATATTAGCTATGATGACAGAGACAGAAATTAATAGTATTGAAACAGGTAAATTTGCATCCATTCCAGTAACAAATAAAAAGATCAATGAGGCAACAGAATCATTAAAGAATACCAAACTATACTATAAGTCTATTGCTGGCAAACCATTCGACGAACAGCTGAGCATAATGAGAAGATGGTTATGTAAAGATGTTGGATTAAATGCAGATGGAACAGCCAAGGATTGCGTTATTATATATGATTATTTAAAACTTATGGATAGTGCTGGGATTAGTCAGGACCTAAAAGAATACCAAATTCTAGGATTCATGATGACAGCACTGCATAATTTTGCTGTTAAGTACCAAATACCAATTTTGAGTTTCATACAATTAAACAGAGACGGGATCTCTAAAGAGAGCACCGACACAGCGTCTGGATCAGATAGGATTATCTGGCTATGTAGCAATTTCTCTATTTTTAAAAGAAAGTCTGACGAGGAAATGGCAGAGGACTCTGGAAAAAGCGGAAACAGAAAACTGGTTCCACTAATATCTAGACATGGTGGTTGTTTAGACGATAATGATTATATTAATTTTAATCTTAAGGGGTGGTGTGCAAAGATTACAGAAGGACAAACAAAACTAGAGATATCTAACGGTGTTAAACATGAAAAAGATGGATTTATAGTAAATGAAGACAATAATGACGAAGAAATCAGTTTCGTATAATCAACATAAATTAAAACTATTATCAGATAAACTATGCGATAATATAGAATCTTTATTAGATTATTTTGGAATAGAATACAAAAGGTTGTCCAAAATGATAACCATGAGTTGTCCCATACATGGAGGAGACAATTCTTCAGCACTTAATCTATATCCAGAAGGAGAGACCTATAGAGGCAATTGGAAATGTCGTACTCATAATTGTGAGGAAATATTTAAGTCTTCGATTATAGGTTTTATTAGAGGAGTTATATCCCATAATAATCATAATTGGGTTAAGAATGGAGATCCTGTATGCTCCTTCGACGAAGCCTTAGCATTTGCACAAAGTTTTATAAAGCAAAATTTATCAGATATTAAAATTGATAAAAAAACGATAGAAAAAAGCAGCTTTGTAAATACTATCAATTATATTAATACCAAGCAAAATAATAATCAATCTAGGGTAACCAAACAACAAATTAGAAAATCGTTAGTTATACCATCAAAATATTTTATTGATAGAGGATTTTCTGAAAACATACTGAATAAATATGATGTTGGCGACTGCGTAACAGAAAATAAAGAGATGACTAGTCGTGCTGTTGTGCCAGTATATGATGTCGATTACAAATACATGGTTGGTTGCACAGGACGCAGTATACATGAAAAATGTAATAAATGTTCATATTTTCATGATGGTGCCGCATCCTGTCCAGATAATGAATATTCTTGGTTGATGTCAAAGTGGAGACACAATAAAGACTTTAAAACACAAGAGTATTTATACAATTATTGGTTTGCAAAAGACTTCATTAAAAAAACTGGCTGTGCTATTATTGTAGAAAGCCCAGGTAATGTATGGAGATTAGAAGAATCAGGTATACATAATTCTGTAGCTATTTTTGGTTGCTCCCTATCTGATAAACAAAAAATGCTATTAGATATTTCTGGCGCCTTAACTCTAGTTCTTATTATGGATAATGATGATGCTGGCAAAAAAGCAACAGAAGCTATGATAAAAAAATGTCACAAAATATATAACATTCATAATATAGTAATTAAAAAAGAAGATATAGCCTCAATGAGTGTTGATGAAATTAAACAAGAAATATTACCCGAACTAGAAAAATTATCTCTATGACAAAAATAATAGCATTCGCAGGAAGAAAACAATCAGGTAAAACAACTTGCTCATCATTCCTGCAAGATGTGATAGTCTCTAATAATCTGGGATCATGTAAAGTCTATAATTTTGCAGATTCTCTAAAGCAAGATATATGTATTAATATGCTTGGTTTAACATATGAACAATGCTACGGGGACGATAATCATAAGAATTCTCTAACCCAAATAGAATGGAAAAATATTCCGGGATATAATATATCATGGACTTTTAGTAAAGATCATGACGAGAGCGGAAGAATGACCGCTAGACAAGTGATGCAATTTATTGGTACAGAGATTTTTAGAAATATAAAAAATGATATATGGGCTGTTTCAACTATAAATAAAATCAGAACAGAAAATCCAGATTATGCTATTATAGCGGATTGTAGATTTCCCAATGAAAAAGATATAGTATCAAATAACAATGGTATTGTAATTAAACTTACTAGGAATCCATTTAACTCTGATCATGCCAGCGAAATAGCTTTTGACGAAAACGTATACAACCAAAAAAGTTTTGATCTTATTATTAATAATAGCAAAATTTCTATAGAAGAACAAAATAAGCTGTTATTGGATTTTCTTAAGAACAAAGGAGCACTATCATTATAATAACATATTTTAGATCATCAAGCTTTAATGCTCATTCAATGTGTGAGCAGCAGTATTTTATCGAATATGTGCTTGGTTGGCGAGGACCGTCTGGACAAAAGGCTGATAAAGGAACAATAGTACATAAAGTTCTTGAAATTTTAGCTGTTATTAAAAAAGCCGAACAAGATAACCAATCAAACATCAATGATGATATAGCGGGCTTAATAGATATCAACAATTATGATCTAGAAAAAATCATAGATGTAGTCTATAATCATTATTCGGTATCTGCCAAACACCATAAATGGAGCCCTAAAGACAAAAAAGACTGTACAGAATGGGTGTACAAGGCAATCAAATTCAATAATGGTATGTTTGATCCCAGAAATAGGAAAATTCTTGAGCCGGAGCAACACTTCGACTTTACTATAAATAAAGCGTGGTCTGAATACTCTTTTAAAACACCAGACGGGGTCTTAACGGGTAATCTGGCGCTAAAAGGAACAATCGACTTAATAACTCTTGTTAATGATAATACTATTGAAATAATCGATTGGAAAACTGGAAGAAGATTAGATTGGGCTACAGGACAAGAAAAGACTCAAGAAAAATTAGAAAATGATCCACAATTGAGAATATACCATTATGCTATTAGCCAATTATATCCTCATATAGATCATATTATATTTTCCATCTATTTCATTAATGATGGTGGTCCATTCTCTATATGTTTTGATAAGAGTGATCTTCAAAAAACAGAAGATATGTTAAGACAAAAATTTGAGATTATCAAGTCGGTTAAAAAGCCAAAATTGCATAAAAGTTGGATGTGTAATAAATTGTGCCATTTTGGAAAAACTAACTTTTCTGATTCTAGCATTTTACCAATACTAGAATACAGAGATAATCAAACGTGCAAGCAGGGCGAATTTATGACCAAATGCGAACAAATCAAACATGATTTAGAGTTGCATGGGATTGATTCTGTGGTACAATCATATAAACATCCAAATCATTCGTTTGGAAAATATAAAGCTCCAGGAAGCATAGAAGGAGAATAAATGATGGACGTGATTAAGGAATATATCCCTTTACACGTCCATTCCTAAGTGACTCATTATTCACTTTTGGATGGACTCAGTAAACCAGAACAAATAGCTAAAAGATGCCAAAAAATTGGATCTAAAGTTTGTGCAATCACAGATCACGGAACAATATCTGGTGCTGTACAATTTTATTCTTCCATGAAGAAGAATGGTATAAAACCAATATTAGGATGTGAATTGTATATATCCAATAATGATTGTACAGTCAAAACTCCAGAAAATTCTAAATTAAGTCATTTTATAGTTTTGGCTAAAAACTATCATGGATGGAAATCTTTAATAAAAATTATTTCAAAGTCTAATAGTCCTGATATTTTTTATCACAAACCAAGAATAGATATAGATACTCTATTGCCGTATTTAGATGGTAATATTATTGGCTTTGCTGGTCATCTTGGATCGTTAGTAGCAAATAGTATAAAGAATAATGACTCCAACGCAACTATTAATCTTATTCAAAAACTCAAAGCTGGATTTGGAGAAAATAATTTTTTTCTTGAAGCACAACTAATCGATCAAGAACAAAATAAGGACCAGATAGAACTTACTCAAGAAATTAGAAGATTGGCTAAAATAACCAATACTAAAATAATAGCAACTCCTGATGCTCATTATTGTGAGTCTGATGATGCTGTTGATCAAAGAATTCTCTTGTGTAATAATTTAAAGACAACGTTAACAGACATTAACAGAAAACTAATTTCTGATGAAGAGACTCCAATGTCTTGTTTCTTTAAATCCGACAAATATCATATTCCTTCATTTGAAGAAATGACACAAATACATAATCAAGACGAATTAGAACAAACCATAGAATTAGCATCTATGTGTGAAGATTATGACATTACAAATAAACCAATGTTGCCTTTGTTTAAGTGTCCGAACGATGATAATCCGGATGAATATCTGAGACAATTATGTAGAAATGGCTGGAAAGAAAAGATTGCAAATATTATAGAACAAGATAAACAAGAAGAGTATGTCAATAGGATCAAATACGAACTATCTGTTTTACAGGGTGCTGGTCTGTCTAGCTACTTTTTAATAGTGCAGGATATAGTTAACTACGTGGCCTCTAATGGTTGGCTTCCTGGGCCTGGAAGAGGTAGTGCGGCAGGGTGTCTTGTTTCATATTTGATAGGCATAACCAGTATAGATCCGATAAAAAATGATCTTATATTTGAGAGATTCTATAATGCTGGACGAAATACAGAGGATAGGGTATCCATGCCAGATATAGACGTTGACGTTCCTATCAATAAAAGAGAGGACGTTGTTGCATACATCAAAGATAAATATGGTCATGATAAAGTATCTCAAATGATCACTTTTAATACTATGAAAGGAAGAGGAGCATTAAAAGAGGTCTTAAGAGTATACGGAAATATTTCTTTTGATGAAATGAATAAAATAACCAAATACATCCCTGACGAAGCCAAGATAGCAGATGAATTGCAGGAAATGAAAGAGGAAACGGGAGAAGCATCTATTATACGATGGGCTTTAGAAAATAATGTTGACAAACTCAAGGAATGGTGTTATTTACTAGATGACGGGACGCTGTCCGGTCCTCTCGCTAAAAGATTTGAACAAGCGATTCGTTTAGAAGGAACAAAATCTAACCAATCAAAACACGCTGCTGGTGTTGTGATATCTCAAGAAAAGTTATCTGAAATATGCCCAATGGTTTATGATAATAAAAATAAACAGTTAATAGCTGGTATGGAAATGCAAGATCTTGAATCTTTAGGTGTAATCAAATTTGATATTCTTGGAATAGCAATGTTAGATAAAATTATGAATATTTCCCAAATATTATCAGTAGAAGGAGTTTAATTATGAATAAAGTATTTTCAGAATTAGCTGTCGGAGATAGATTCGAATTAAATGGAGTATCTTATATCAAGATTCAAGAAGTTAGAGTTAGTTGTTGCAGATCTATCAACGCTCAGGACGCTAACAATCCATCAACCAAAACATTCGTTCAAGCATCCACAACGGTGACAATTAATGCCTAATTTTCAAAAAATATGTGTTTTCGACATGGAGACAGATGGAGTCAATCCGGATGTATGCAGTCCAGTACAAATTGCTGCGATTATTATAGATCCAATAAAACTAGAGATAGTTAAAGACTCAGAGTTTAATATAAATCTTAAACCAGAACTTTTACAGGACAATACCGGCTATGCTTATGAAGATAGCGATGTGTTAGACTTTCACTCTAAAGTAAGAGGATGTTCTAAGGCGGCTATTCTTGATTCATGGAAGAAACATCAACCTCAAGAAGCCGGATGGAAGATGTTTGTTTCTTATTTGGAAATGTATCATACCAGATCAAATGGAAATAAAAAGTCCTGCTTTTCTGCACCAATCGCGGCAGGGTTCAATATTAATAGATTTGATTTGAGAATCATTGAGAGATTAAGTAAAAAGTATGATAATCTAAATAAAGAAGGTAGATCTTCTCTATTTTATCCAAGAGATGTGATAGATGTTATGAATTTACTATTTTATTGGTTTGAGTATAATAATGAATTAAAAAACTATACATTAGATAACTTAAGAGATTATCTTGGTATAGATAAAGAAAATGCTCATGATGCTCTAAAAGATGTTAAAGATACAGCAGAAATTATGATTAGATTTTTAAAACTACATAGAAATTTATCTAATAAGGTAAAATTTAAAGGATCTTTTATAAATGCCTAAATGGTCATTTGATTGTGGATGTTGTTTCGATATAATAGGATCATCTGGAAATAAACATAAGCTTGTTTTTTCTCCAAAAATAGAGTCTATTAATCTATCATGTTCCAAAACATGGGAGCTTATTTCTTCTGGTAATACTAAAGGTTGCTTTCAGTTAGAGTCCAGACTTGGACAAATGATGGCAAAAAAATTAAAACCAGAAAATATAGAACAATTATCGGGTCTTATTAGTATCTTAAGACCAGGATGTCTAGAGGCTATCAGAGACGGCAAAAGCGTAACAAATCATTATATAGATAAAAAGAATGGATTAGAATCCATAAATTATTTTCATGAATCTCTTGAAAGATCTTTAAGTACAACATATGGAGAAATGATTTATCAAGAACAAGCTATGTCAATAGCTAAAGACTTAGCTGGATTCGATTTGCAAGAAGCTGATTCGTTAAGAAAAGCCATTGGTAAGAAAAAACCAGAAGAAATGGCCAAGGTTAAACAAAAGTTTTTAGATGGAGCAAAAAAACTAGGAATTGTAAATATACAAGAAGCAGAAGAAATTTTCGGCTGGATCGAAAAAAGTCAAAGATATTCCTTTAATAAGTCTCACGGCATATCGTATGCAATGAACGCATATTTATCTGCTTATGCAAAAGCTCATTTTCCTGAGGCATTTTTTGTATCCTATTTAAAATTTGCCAAAGACAAAATAGATCCTCAACAGGAAATAAAAGAATTAATTAAGAACGCAAGCGAAATGGATATTTCTGTTTGCTTACCAGATTTAAGATTAAAGAATCCTAACTTCGGAATCTTTGATAATAAAATTTATTTTGGTTTAACAGACATAAAAGGTGTCGGAGACTCTGTATTCGCTAAAATCCTAGATATTTGCGTAAATATAGATTTGTATAAGCTAGGATGGATAGACCTTTTAATAAAGCTGTTGCTCAATATCAACTCTATAGCAGCTAAAGCTCTGATTTCTAGTGGAGCTATTGATTATTTATCTAAGAATAGAACAGAAATGTTATTTGAGCTTGATATTATTAGCTCTCTAACCAAAAAAGAGATAGAATATGCTATTATAGTGACCAAAAACACAACGTCTGTAAAAGATATATTAAGTTATTTACTAAACCACCCCAAGGTTAATCTAAAGAGAAAACAAATAATACAAGGATTATTACAGAGTATTAATAAACCACCATATTCTTTAATAGATAAAATAGAATGGCTAGCAGACACAGAGGCTTCGTTGCTTGGAACTGCGATATCTTGTTCTAAGTTAGATAGTTATGATATAGATATGACTAATGTAGATTGTAGAGCATTTAAAAATAATGATAGTACTTCTAATATTGTCATTGCTGGTGAAATCACAAATATTAATGTCATAAAAACTAAAAAGGGTAAATTATCTGGACAGGAGATGTCTTTTGTTTCAATAGAAGATCAAACAGGCTCATTAGATTCTGTTATCTTTTTTCCAGAAACATATGCAAAATATAAGCATCATTTATTCGAAAACAATATTTTGATTTTTGTGGGAAATAAAAGCAAGACCAAGGATGGGCTAGTCGTAGATAAATGTTTTGTTCCCAGGTCTTGACATTCTTGTCCGACCGGGCTATAATAGCTGTGTGAGTTGAATTTGTACTTTATTTTTGAGGAGATTTGATATGAATATCACTTTGTTAAAGGGTAATCTTGCTAGGGATCCAGAGTTAAGGACAGTTTCTGCTGGAGGTAAGCAAACTTCTGTTGTGAATTTTACGGTTGCTACTTCTAGGGAATACACAAAGGCTAATGGGGAGAAGGATAAGATTACATCTTTTATTAATTGCGAAGCTTGGGATAGTGGTGCTGATGTAATTGCCGCTTCATTTAAGAAGGGTGATTTAGTTTTGATTGAAGGCTCTTTGAGAAATGATTCGTGGGAAAAGGATGGAGTAAAGCATAGTACTCTAAAGGTACGAGTAAATAACTTTTCCAAGATCACCAAGTTATCAAAGAATAACCAATCTGAGGAAGCTGTTGCATTTTAATAATCTAATTAAATAGGACTGAATGTAAAAAAATAATAGGGGTTGCAAGACCCCTTTTATTTTACATCTTATCAAACATGAAACAAAAATTAAAAGTATTAATGTGTTCTGAGGCCAGCTTTATTAACTCTGGTTTTGGTAATTATACTAGAGAACTTTTAACAAGATTACATAAAACAAATAAGTATGAAATAGCAGAATTTGCCTCATACGGAATGGTTAATGATCCAAGAGATAGGAATATACACTGGAAATATTATGCCAATGCAGTAAGAGACAATGACCCAAGAGCACAAGAATACTCTTCGCGATCAGATAATCAATTTGGAAGATGGAGATTTGATAAAGTATTGCTAGATTTCCGTCCAAATGTTGTCATTGATATCAGAGATTATTGGATGAACCATTATCAGTCTCAGTCGCCTCTAAGACCATTTTTTAATTGGGTTCTGATGCCCACAGTTGACTCTGCACCACAACAAGAATCATGGATAGACACATTTTTACATGCCGATGCTGTGTTTACTTATTCTGATTGGGGAGCGCAAATTCTCCAACAACAAAGCAACAATAAGATCAATTATGTTGGAACAGCATCTCCTGGTGTTGATCTGGAAACATTTTGCATGAAACCCAACAGGGAATTAATTAAAGCAAAATATGGCTTACCACAAGATAGTTTTGTTATTGGTTCGGTGATGAGGAATCAAAAAAGAAAATTAATACCGGAATTGTTAGTAGCTTTTAGACAACTATTAAACGAATTAGAAAATGATAATAGTCCTTTAGCTAATAAGACATATTTATATTTACATACAAGCTATCCTGATGCCGGATGGGATATACCAGAACTTTTAAGACAAAATAGACTCTTAAATAAGGTTTATTTTTCTTATCATTGCTCTAAATGTCAGTCAACACACTCAGAAGTATATACTCATCCGTGTAAGGTTTGTAAAAATTGTCTTGAATCAACAAGTAGATTTACTTCTGTAACAAATGGTGTTTCAAATGAAACATTATCTGATATATATAATATGCTAGATATTTATGTTCAATATGCTATTTGTGAAGGATTCGGTATGCCTCAAGTAGAGGCTGGTGCTTGTGGTGTCCCCATAGCAACAGTAAATTATAGCGCAATGGAAGACGTTGTACATAAATTAAATGCTCATCCAGTTAAGATTAAATCATATTTTAAAGAATTAGAAACAAAAGCTATTAGAGTTTATCCAGATAATAATGATCTGGTGAAATTCATTCTCAAGTTTATGAGGCAAACCAAAAGCAGACAAGAAGAAAAAAGAAAAGAAACAAGAAAATTAACAGAAAAACATTATAATTGGGATAATATTAGTAAAATATGGGAAACATTTTTAGATTCAGAAATGCTATTTACCGCTAAGAGAAATTGGGACGATCCTCCAAAATATTTGCAGTCAATTCAACAAAATATGCAGAATCCACCAAAGGATAATTTTATGTCTGTGTATTCTGTATGCTCAAATAATCTTGGAGATCCTTCATTTTTTGGAACATCTTTATGTTTGGATATTTTAAAGGATGCAGACTACGGCTTTGTTCAGAATGGTATGAATTTTTCTGGAACAGATATCAGCCAGACATACAAGCACCTACAAATACTTATAGATAATCATAATCAAGCAGAGTATGCCAGATCGTCTAAAATGTTATTTAATGAAGATTTTATCGAATACTCAAATATAAAAAGTAATACATGATGAAAATACTATATATAGGACCGTATAGAAATGAGCTATCCATAGGTCATGCATCAAGAAATATCGTTTCTTCATTATCAAAAAATAATGATTTGACGATTAGACATATTTATATCCAGAATAATAATGATTATAAAATAAATGATAGCTTATTAGATCTAGAAAAGCAAGATATAGAAGGATATTATGATATTATCATTCAACATTCTACCCCGTATCTGCTAGCCACATATAAAAATTTGAATATAACAAATAAAAATATAGCCATACCAATCATAAATAAAACCATTAATAAGTACCAATACAACAGTACCTTGTCTGGATTTGACCAAATTCTTATAGACGATAAAGTGACTCAAGCTATTCTGACTCAATCCTATAATATAAGTAATGTCAAGTTATTTAATTATGATACTAAAAATGACAGCACTAATAAAATCAACTTAGATATACATAATCAAAATAAAAAATTCTATTTTATTGGATCATTCAGCCATAATAAAAGAATGATAAAACTGATTATTACTAGTTTTTATGTAGCATTTAGTTCAGAGTCAGACATATCATTAATTCTGTTTATTACAGATAATTCTGATAGCGTTAAACAAGAACTACAAAAATTTATTGATGATCTTAAAAAAGAATTAAACATCTTAACTAATAATTATGCTCATAAAATTATAGTTAAAATGTTATCAGATGATGAGGTACTATCCATACATAACAGTTGTGATATCTATATTTCTCTACACAATTCTGGAATAGAATCAAATATACATAAAAGTATTGCAGAAAAATATGACAATTCTATTATAGATGAATCCAATACGAACATGGTCTATGATATTGTTCCAGGATATGGTGATAGTTATTTTTTTGGTGAACTAACACTAAACACAAATGTCACATCTGTGTCAGAATCGATGATTCGTGCTGTGCAAAACAAAACCATTCATAGTAATACTACTGAAACCATAGATCAAATTTTATGTCCATAAATTATCAGATACATAATATATTTCATAATATATTAGCTAGACAAAACTATCCTATTAATGTTCTTTATACATATACTGGAACATTATTCGATAAAGTTATTGAGGATATTCCTAATATTAATATCATCAATAATCAGGTGTTTTTGAATGTGGCATTATCTTATGGGCTGTGTATTATAAACGATCCGCTTGATTTTGCACAAAATATTGGGGTATATAATAATCTATTTTCGAACAAAATATTATTTTTCCATGATGGCCCACCACCATCGCTTAAAAAAGAAGACTTATTTTTGTTAAAATCATCTTTGAATAAGTTTCCATCTTTTTATTTTGGGATGAATCACGAATCATGGATGAATTCCAATATAATTCCAATCAATTATGGCATTAAGAATATCGACATAGAGACCACCAAAGATAAAGATATTATTATATTAACTATTAACAATAATAAACAAACCCAATTGATATATGATAATCTAAAACAATCTTATCCTAATACCGATATGCTTACTATAGATAATAATAAATCCTATACAGACATAATGAACATTATATCTAGATATAGAATATGTGTTGATCTAGGATCATATTACAATGTATTGTGTGGGGTATCCGTTGGATGCTATGGTATAACAACCAAAAAATCGTATCAAGACGATTACATATATCATATATCTGACTATCAGCAATTAATTGGAATAGTCAAAGAAGTATTATCAATACCACATATAGATACCCATACAATGAAAGACTACATAAAAAATAAATATGATTATGCGTCTTTTGTTAAAAATATCAGTAATGCAATAACAAATTATTCAGCAAAGGCCGTTTTACTATGAGTAAAAATATAAATGTCATTCTTCAAAATATGAATGCTAATTTAATAGGATTTGAAAATGTTATTATAGATCAGATATCATCTATTTATAGTTTTTCTTGTGATACTATTAATTGTTCTATTGGTAGTTTCTTTGATCATGGAAAATTTTGGACTATCATAGAAATTTTGATAGATAAATTAAAACCCAATGGACAACTGATAATCTCCCTATATGACACACGCAGAATAGCTGCTTTATATACCAATAATCAGATTCAAAGTACAGATTATTTGGGATTAATGAAAAATATTAACAATTGCGTATCACTATCTGATTTTGTAGAGTTCTCATCAAATAAAAAAGATATTATATTGGCTGATATTAAAAAAGATCAATTAATAACAAACATTACGATAATCAAGAATCCTATCACCAATGGCTAATACTCACTGTAAGGGATGCATATTCGTAAAAGAGAATAAAGATCTAGAACATTCTTGCGAATTTGATATTCCGTATCATATCAAAGACTTAAAGCCTATAAGTACTAAAGATGGGTTCTATTATATAGAAAACTATAGATGTAAATATGCATTTGCTGAAAAAACACGAATAGATCATAATCTAGACAAAGAATATGTAAAAAACAAAATTATTCAGCAGGCACATATCTCGTATTATCTTATAATAGACGCCAGACATTTATCTGATGTAGGAGATTTTATTACTATAGCCAATGATATTAACTCTTTAGATATTCCACCAAAACTTGTATCAATACTTATAGATATTAATCATACCAACAATACTGTTATTTTTAAAGCTTTACACAATAATATAAATAAAAGCATAAAATGGAAACTGCATGCCTTTTTGAATGATGTATCCTTTAATGAGGCAGCAAATGTAGCAGCAGAAACCAACATACAAACCAGCAACTCGTCTATGTTGTATTTTTGGGACCTTAATGTTTCTTGTTTCAGCACAACCAATAATAGAATCAATCATATATTTTTTGTTAGAAATATTCAACAAAATAATATTTTTGGCTTTAAAACTGCTGTGTTTGATGGACTATGCCTCCCAATATCATTGTATAAGTCTATTATTACTCTAATACATAGGGATATCCTAACAGCTCTCTCCACTATAACAGACTTCTCACTATCTACATATGATCAAAAATAAAGCCCCTCTATCTGCTATAATTTTAGCATCGGAAATAACCAAAGGAATGAAGTCCATAGGGTCCAAAGCTCTTTTACCAATATCTGGATCAGTAACCATTATAGACTATCAGATACAGTACCTAAAAAGATTTTATAACCCAATAGAGATATACATATGTACTGGTTTTGATCATGACAAGATTGTTAAAAAAACACAAAAATATAAAGATATAAAATATATCTATAATAAAAACTATATAAAGCATAATCAGATGGATTCTTTACTTTTATGTTTAGATAGACACAAATTGGATCATGCTTTGGTAATAAATAACGGAGTACTAATTTCAGAAAAAATTTATCTAGAAAATAATACAGAAATTTTTATTATAAATTCTCCTAAAAAATTAGATTTTGGAATTGGGTGTAATGTTTCTGGTTCTCATACAAATTATCTCTTTTATGATTTACCTCACAAATGGATAGAATGTGCTTTTATTGACAATAATGCTATACATACATTATTGGAGTACTCAAAAGTAAAAGATATATCTAAATTATTCTTGTTTGAAGGATTAAACATTCTATCTGAGAGCGTACACCCGTTAAAAATTAAAGAGATACACAAAACATCAGCTATTAAAATTAATACAATCAAAGACTTATCGAAAGCGAAAAAATATTATGAAAAATATATTTGTTCAAAACACGTATAATAAATTAATTAATAATTTACATTATATTAATATCCCTGAAATTAAGTTTTATTTTGATACTGTAAATAATAATCTGTATAAGCTATATTATAATCTAAAATTATCTGCTTTTATATTTTCATCATCATCTATTAATGATGAGATAGTATCCTTTATTAATGATCATTCTGATAATCCAGATATTAAAATTTATATTTATCATGATATATATAATGAATATTTAATGAGTATTATGCCAAAGTGCTATCATATCATAGACGAAGATAATTATACTGGTAATGGTATTAAATTTCCAAAGAATATTGTAAATCCTAATCTTTACAAGAGTAATAAGAATATTGGTAAGAAAGAACATATTATTGTATTTCTGGAAAAACAAGCCGATATACCAGAAGGAGTAAAAAATAAATTATATCCTAATGATACGAGTATATTAATGTTTAATAATGCCAATATTAAGAATGATCAAAATATAGGATTTTTATCTGAAACAACAAGAGCAGAAGTTTTACAAGAATCTCGTTTCTTTGCCTGCGATAATGATTATTATGCATTAGAGGCTGGATTATGCGGGTGTGATATACTGGATATAAATGATCTAGATAAAAATATAACAAAAAATTACGATTTTACAAATTATATAACATATAATGAGTATTTAGGAAAAATCTTAACATGAAACAAAACAAAGATCTCGGTTTTCTAATCCCTGTACTAGATAATAATCAACATTCTAATATAATATGTAATACAGTATCTGGCTTCATAAGATCAAGACCCAGACAGCAAGTATGCATATTTAATAGTTATTCTGAAAGAATTAATACTCAACATATTCCATTAGTGCATATCAATCAGGCTAAGTTTTTTGATGGCGATTTAATAGTTTTTGATTTACATTGTTTGCAACTCTCAGGCTCGTTTCCTTTAATAAACAAAATATACTATTATGCTCAAAATATTCCATGGTCTAATAATCACTCTTATTATGCTCAATGGAAGGAATTATTTAGTAAAACTAATTTGAGTATTATATCTGCTAATAAGTATATTCATGATATGTACAATATAGTATGGTCCAATTCGGTAGGTATCTCGGAGGCATTTGATTATGAAACAGTCAACAAACTTATACTCTAATTTAGATGATAATCAGAAGTATAAAATACTACAAGAAATGTACGTTGAAAAGAAAATGAGTTTTGCAGACATAGCAAGTGAATACGGTACATATGCTAATAAAATTAGACGAGATGCTGTATCGTTAAAAATTAAAATAAGAGATAAATCAGAGGCTCAAAAAAATGCTTTGATCACAGGTAAGCATAAACATCCCACAAAAGGCACCACAAGGTCTGAGGATACAAAAAATAAAATAGGTAAAGCTGTTATGGATTCGTGGGATAATCTAACAGAATCTGAAATTGATGATAGAAGAAAAAAGGCAAAACAGAATTGGGAAAATTTATCTCAGGACGAAAAACAGCAAATGCTCAGATTAGCAAATAATGCTGTTAGAGAGACTAGCAAGGTAGGATCAAAACTGGAGAAGTATATTCTTGTCAATCTGATCAATGATGGATATAGGGTAGAATTCCATAAAGAACAAACCTTACTAAATACTAAGTTGCAGATCGACCTTTTTGTTCCTAGTATTGATACAGCCATAGAGATAGACGGACCTTCTCATTTCAAACCAGTTTGGGGTGATGAAGCTCTAAAAAGAAATATCTCATACGACAATAAAAAAGAAGGATTGATTATTGGTAAAGGATGGAAATTGGTAAGAATAAAACAAACCAAGGATTTTTCAAAAAGTCGAGCTAATTTTATCTATAGTCAACTAATAGATATATTGACCGAAATTAAGTCTAGTACAGGATCAGGCACAAATACTTTTAATATACAGGACACATGAGAAATGATGAGCAAACTTAAAAAAGACGTCGCAGAAGTCAAGCCAGAGGCCCAGGAAACGGTTAAGATACCATCGCACAACGACTTAGAATGGACCGACTATGTTCTGAGTTTGTTATCGGAAGATGAAAAAATTAAGGGCAATCCAACAACCGATGGTTTAAGAAGGATTTTTGAAATTGCTTTAAAATGCACAGTTGTTGGATCTGATACAGATGTGATCCAGTCTCCTTCGCCAGAGAACGAAAAAAGGGCAACTGTTACACATAAGCTAACATATATTTTAAATGATAGTAGTCTTGCTCCAGAACTATTAATGAGATCAACCACGGGAGCAGCAGATGTTTATTGGGGGAATTGCGATAAGATTTATAGAAATCACCCAGTAGCTGTTGCAGAAACAAGGGCTGAAGGAAGGGCTCTCAGAAGAGCGTTAAAATTAAGAAAAGTTGTTGCTGCCGAAGAATTAACAGAAGAAGCAGAAGATCATCCTGATGCTAATTCTGTAAATAAAGTTACCAATAATCAGATAAATTTTATTGACGTTATTGCTCAAAGACTTAATATAAACATAAGCAAATTGTTGAAGCAACAGTCAATGGAAGTTAAAAATGTCTATGATCTTGCTCATCAAGATGCTGTTGATATAATTAGACTCTTATCTAAATATCAGCAAAGCGTTGGTGAAATACCAGAAGATATTATAGGCTATAATAATGAATGGAAATAATTTATGAAAGTATTTTATAAGGCTAGTGATAAATTAACCTTTGAATTAGAATCTGCTGGACAAAAAGAGCTTTTTAAAGATCTTGCTTTGATTCAGGAAATTTTTAGTGAAGAAAAATGTGGAATGTGCGGAAGCACTAATCTGAGGTTCGTGGTAAGAAATGTTGACGGTAATGATTATTATGAAATCAGATGTGCTGACTGTGGTGCTCTATTAACCTTTGGGCAGCACAAAAAGGGCGGCACACTATTTCCCAAAAGAAAAGATGATGATGGTAACTGGCTACCTAATAAGGGTTGGCATAAGTATCAAAAGAAAGACTGATTACCATTTTGCTATTGGACAAGACTCGCTTTCACTAGCGAGCTTGTTCATATAGTTCCTATCTCTGGTAATATTACAGCCACATTTTGCACAAGTGCTATTTTGTAAAAATTCACAAGATAAGCATATACTATATCTGCGTTCTATGGTTTCTAAAGAACTATTTGGGATCATAGACTGAATAGAAGATGGGACTTTGCTAGTTTCTTTTTTTAGTGGACTCCTACAAGGAAACAATGGCGGATCATCAGTATCATCAAAAGATACCTTATTGCCGCATTTGGAACATTCATAAATTCCTTCTACTTTGACAAAATTACAAAATATATCATTTAGATCAGTAACTAAAATCATATGGTATCCAGTATCCTTCATCTTTAGATTGAACAGTTTCTCTGCCTTGGTATTCGATACCATCAACACTACCAAAATAAGTCCTAAATAACATCTCATTTAACCATATATAATAAGGGTTATAAGGAACCACATATTCTCCAGTTTTTGCATCGATACATTTCCAAACTCTAAATGATCCATCTATTGGACCTCCTGGGGCAGGATATATGCTTTTGCTTAATTCTCCAAAGTCATTTGGTTCATACATGTCAAATTGGGGATCTTTATTTCTTAATAATCGTGGTATTCTCTTAAAGTCAACATATAATTTTGTTGTTTTATCTAGGTTAAATATATTATAAACTTTATTTGTGATATTCCCATCTGGTTCTACCTCTGGGACCGCTGGTCCTAATGGGCATATGTAACTATAGATAGCAGTAATGCCTTGAGCCCTTTCTGATCCATGAAAATTTAAAAAGAAAGTTCTTTCTACAACATGATTAATTGTATTATCTTCTGGCCATTTTAAATTAGGATATTTAAGTTTTGTCTCTTCTATTAATTTATCAGATAGTTCATAGATGTGGTCTATTCCGATATTACGGAAAGACTCGTCTGCGCCATCTATAATATTTGTGGCAGTAGCGTCTGGGCATATGCTGCTGGCATTTGAACTAATTATATCATCATATTGTAAACATATATATTTAACCGTTTTCAGTATTTTGGGAGTTCTATCTTTATCTATAGAACATCCTTGTTCAGGATCTATATTAATCCAATAAAAATTATCATTTTTCTTTTCAGTAATAATGAGTGAACCATCGTCATTTTTTGTTAACGTTACAGATATATGAGGTATGGTACTGATATTACCAGATGATGCTAGTTTATTGAGATAGTATTGGATACCACCCTTTTCTATATAAAGCATTTGTAACTGATTCGTTGCTGTTTCTTTTTCAGATACTGGAAATTGTTCTGTCGTACCTGAGCTATATATTTTAGATAAATTTTTTAACTCATCTAATTTAGTTTTAATAATACCGTTTAATTGAATATCTCGATCTATAAGATCTGAAATCTTACTATCTTTATCAAGCTTCATAATCTCTATAGGATTAATATCTTTATTAAAAGATATAGTACCCTTATCATATGATTGAGTGTCATAATTAAATGAGACATCAATTTCTGTCATATAGCCATAGTTGGATTGATTTTCATAAACAGAGTAATTAATGCCGGATATGACAGGTTGTACATATTTTTTTAGACTATCATCACTATAGACATTACCATATCTCTTACGGTCACCATTCATATTATCTAAGGTATAAACAAAGGCATTTCCTTTAGTGGTACCACTAGCCGGTATTGTATTCTTACTAAGAGTTAATTGTGAAGCAAACGAGTTATAGTCTACAGTAGAATTTTTAGCATAATGTATTCTATCGATTAAAGGTATTATTTTACTATTAATGTCCGGCTGGGATAACATGTATCTGGTAGTTAAATTTGAACCATATCCATAATTACTAACTCCCCAAGCTGATTCTTTAATATTTTCTGCCGTATCAATACTATGTGAATTATAATCATTAAATGACCATATATCTAATGGTACAGTTTCATTCTCACTGATAGTTATTTTATCGTTATCCAACATAATAATTCTGTTACTATTAGCTGGATCTATTGATATAATATTTCCCTGAGGTTTATTTTGTAGAATAATAATTGTTTTATATGTTACATTATTAAATATATATCCTATGTTTTGAATAGTATTAGGAATAATGTTATAGGACATCAAGAAAATTTCATTCTCTATGTTTTTGACCTCATCTTCATCGTACTGCTCATAGTCTGTTTTTTTAGCTTCTTGTAATTGAGCAAGTCTGTCCTTTAATTCTTTTATCTTTTCGTTATTTATGTCCTTTGTTTCTTTAGGGGCCAGTTCTACTATAGTCTTATTGTTCTCAAAAAAATAATATGCTCGTAATCCATCAATAGCATATAGCCTTTTTTCCTCAAGAAGTTTATCAAACCCATCTGGGTTTTTAGACAAATCAAAAATATTATTATGTTTAACATATAAATCGCTATAAAATAAATCCTTAAAAGCATCTATACCTAACGCATAATTTGAAATTCGAATATTCTTTCTATTAGTATTGTCTATTTTGTCTTGATATATATCAGATGGTCCTACATAATCTTTATCTGCAGATCTAAGATAATTATTGTAAATAGTTTTAATAAAATTATTATCGTCAATTAAATTAATTTTAAATATAGATAAGTGTCTTAAATAACTATTATAGTGTAATTTGTAAAACTTATAGTCGTGCTTTTGCATTACAATAGAATTGCTATACCTAAATATAGATGCTTCTGTTTTATAAAATAATTCATTATCTTTTGATGCGCTGATTAATATCTTGTCAGACGATCCCATAGGATATTTATCATAATTTGCGACATACCATGCCCTATTAAAGATGTCTCGCTGTCTATCTTTTCTCAAAGAATGTAAATAATTAGCTATTTGTCTAGTTTGTTCGTTCATTGCCATTTCTATGCCCGGCATAGCTGCCAATGCCCCTAAAATGCTAGTAGGCAACATCAAGATCAGAGGAAATATTACAAATGGAAGGGGTTGAGAAAATTTTGGGACGTTTAAACTTTCTTTCGAATATCTGCAAAGTCTTCCATCTATAGTATATGAATTAGGAGCATTGATCACTGCCGGAGGTAGTAGATGCAGCATATCTGTTAGATCTGCGATAAAACTATATCCAGGAATATTTGGATTATTATCTTCGTATTTAATATTACCTAAAGAATCGCCAGGAATGAATCCATTACTTTCATCAATTCTATGTATTATTAATTCCCAATTACAGAGACTATTTTCTACTAGGTTTGATCTATTTCTAGTGGTACATGTATTATATCCTATTAGTTCTTGGGTTGCTAAGATTCTATCATATGGCTCAAAAGGATCGCTTTCGTCCATAACCGCAATACATAATTTAAATGTAGTTTCAGAAGAATTACCCGCTTTCCTTTTTGCAGATTTACTCTGAGAGAATATGGGCATACTGGAAATTTTTTGAAATCTATGACTATTATTTAATAATTTATTTTCTGTAATAATTTTCTTATATGAAGCCACCTGATTATCGTCATATCCTGCTGCTGATAATGTTGGGGCCAAATCTATCGTATTATTGATTTTATTTGAAATATTATTATCTATATATAATGTTGATAAATTGGAATTATACGTATCTGCATTATTATTATTACTATGTGGGTTATTAATCAAATCTAAAAGATCCGAAAATTTAAGACTAGCATTATACTCATAGTTTGCTATGTGGTCCTGATTCAATAAATATATCCTATATGTAGAGTTTCTAGGAACCTTAGGACTACCAGAAAAGTCTATTAATTTTTCAGAATTACTCAAAGGGATATTGTCGTTCATATTCCATAATGAAGATAAATATTTTTTTGTATCTCCAGATAGTAATGAAAAATTTTGATATGTATCGTAATACGAGCCTTTAAACCAAGGATCTTTGGGGGGTGGAGCTACGCCACCATCATCTGGTGCTGGAGGATTCAGGCTTTCCGCGACAAAGGCGCAAGTATCTATTTCCAACCAAACTACTAAATTTTTAGGATTAACATAATTGAGAAAATTAAGTTTAACTTCTATATTTGATATATTTGTTCCTCCATATCTTTTCCATCTCAATCTTTTTTCGGTTTTTCTATCCTTAAATGGTATAAATGCTCCTGGTCTAGTAAATACATAAGATGAACCATAATTGTATTCTTCCAGAGTAGCATCTAAGCAATAATTTTCAGATGATACTGGAGCATCATCAACAATAGGAAAATCAACAGCAAATTCATCATTATAGTTTAACATCTTAAGATCTACAATACCTCCAATGCTTCTATATCCGTAGTTATCTATGTGGTCAGTGATCTCTTTTTTGTCTATAATTTCTGGATTTTTAGCCTCTTCGTCCACAGGATCATAGGCTTCTGGATGAACACTTAAAGTTATTGAACTCTTGTATATTTTAGGTTTTCCATCTTCAAAACTATTATTTAGATCATAAAATCCTGGGCCTTTAAAAACTTGTACCGCTCTGTTGTATGGGTCAAAATTAACTACAGAAGATAAATTCGTGCTGGAGCGATCTGTCCATCCATGAAACGGATGAAAACATCCTTTAGTAAATTCTACAGAACAATTAACCGGAAGCTCCGTATCATGACATAATTGAGTAATTTTTCCATCGGTTTCACTTTTAGGAGCACTTAAAAAATTACCTGTTGTTCTAATAGGAGTTAGATAATTATTTACAGATGGATGAAATGGTATTTTAATTCCTAATTTATCAACTTGTGCTTTAGAAAATCCTCCGTATGTTTTTGTTGCAAATCTTTTTGTTTGTAGGCTATCTAATCCATTAACTGTTACTATTTGATTATTGTTTGAAGGATCTATAAAAGAAAAACTAGCATTTTCTGATCCTCCATCTAAAATAAATCCTCTATTATCTAAAACTCCTTCATATATAGATTCACAGCCATTAGAGTCGGGATCATAAACAGACAAGTCTCTCCCTACTCTATTTGTTAAATCATACTCTTTAGACGCTGATGTTTCATGAGAAGATAAGTTAGTTAATATAATTCGATTTAATTCTATCTTTGTATTATGAGATTGATAATTAATATCAAAATCTACCGGGCCATTCTGTATATTTTTTCTATAAGAATATTTTGGATTATTTACATATGTCATAGGCATAGCAAATTTATGATAATTATTTCCAAGAGGCAAAACTACTGGAGGTAAACTATTTCCTGGTCCAGGAGGCGCGTCGGGATTGGCTAATCCTTGTGGTACTTTTACTGAACAGTCTGTATATGATGGCCAAAAAACACCTTGTTTGCCAATATAGCACTCTCTGATATTGGGGACCATAATTGATAAATTATTTTTTGCCTGTATGTATTGAACAGAGGCTGGTCTTAGTCTTTCTTTCAGACTATATGTTTTGATCACAATATCTTTATTTTGATCATCCTTACCTTTTATTTCTCCAATAGCATGAATAGTCACAGTATCATATATAATACCAAATGATGTTCTAACCCTAACTTCTAACACATATCTTCCTGGAGATTTGATGTAAACTGTTGGGGACGCATCAATCGATGTTTCATATCTCATCGATGGTTGTCCGACCTTACCAAATCTTATGCAGTCAGGGCCTGATATTTTTTTCCATAAGATATCTGGTTCTTCTGATCCTATGATAGTAGTATCATATTTTCCATTATAGTCTATAGCTGAGCCTGTAAAAAAGTATTCTATCTCTTTCAAAGTGTCTATTTGTTGTTTTCCAAAATCTATTCGAATATCTGGACCAGCTGTTACTGGAATTCTAATATTTTTAAATTTAGTTTTTTCTATATCCCATAATGGGATTATAATTTTTTCATTTTTTTTCTGAGTATTTTCTAAAATTAATTTAGTTTCATTATTACTAAATTGTGTTTTGATATTAAAAGATCCTGCAGAAATTTTTATATTATTATAAACGCTTTGATTTTCTAATACTTTAGAACATTTGCTAGTTATTTCTTGATTAATTTTAACATGTGGACCATTTTTTAGTCCATTTTTATATTTAATTTTTATATTGCTTTCTGGATCTATTACAAGTTTGGATCCATACTTTGATATTAATTTATTAAATAGATCTTTCTTTGTTGTTACTAAACCATGAGAATATGTATCTTGTGTGTTAGTATGACGACTATTAGACAGGTCAATAAACTGTTTACTTACTAAATTTAAGATATTTTTTAAAGATCTAATTTCTTCATTAATAGATCTAGGTAATGTATCTATATATTGTTTAATTAAAGATGTAATATATGGTGTGCGCAATAAAGATACTGTTGTTCTATCCACTAATGGGTGAGTAGATAAAACGTGACATAGTCTTTTAAAGTGTTTCGACTGATTGGGTTTGAAATTGGGTTCTGGTATTAAATTCCCTTCTATATTTGTAATTTTTCTAGTATTTAATCCTGCCGATAAAGTATCATAAACTTCTCTATATATATGAGATAACGCTGGAGATATATAAGATGATGAAGATGAGCCGCTAAAATATGCTTCGTTTCTCATTTGTGGAGATTTGAAGTATGTGTATGTATCTCCGTCGGGTATCCATAACGATAATGTCGGTGAGTCTACAATAATAGGATCAGAATTTTTAATTAAAAATTTAATATCTTCTCTTTTATATTCAGTATTATTAATAATATCATTAATAGTAATATGTCTATATTCATTAGATGGTAAAAATTCATTTTGGTTTTGTTTTATTGCATCGATATCTGAGATCAAAAAAGTATTTAGATCTTGTTTAATTAGTATTTTATCTTTCATTACTACTTCTATATCATTAATCTTAATAGATTCTGGGCCTAAAGTTATATATGCCGAACTTCCTATAGGAATGTTATCTATAGCTAAAGGCTGATCGAGTATAGGGTCGTATTTGAACCAAAACATTAAACCATATTCTGGATAAAAAGGACAAAGATCAGAAGTTAATATCCAGTCAGTAGACATATATGCGTCACCAGTAACTTGATCAATCTCCCAATGATTAAATTTAGGATTAAAAATCTCTATTGCACTCTGTAGTCCAACATTATTGCTCAGAGTAGTGGTGCCCTTGTACAAAGACATATCGTTAATTTGACTAGTATCACTTGTAATAAAAACAGGATACCATACATTATTGTCTCCTTTATATATCTTTTGTGTGATCAAGTCTATAGTATTCTTTATATAAACTGAGCTGCTTGCATGGTCGTCTTCGTATACAATATGATCCTCTGTACTGTCATATCTATATGCACACATATCATCTAAAAAAGATTTATCATAAAAAATACAATTTTTAGCCATCAATTAATTCCTAGCTATAATAATCCATTTTCCATTTTCGAACATAAACATTCCTGTATTTCCTACCGATATAGTAAAGTTAAATCTGGTATTGTCAAATAATACAGGAATTCGTGGAGCATTCTCTGGTTTTCTTGATCCTTGTACATATGTTAATGATATTACTGCATTATTATTAGCCGTAATTTTACCAAATACTATAAAAGATTGCTTAGATACTGGTTCATAGAAACCAGAATTAGAATCATATCTACACAATAATTTAGCCCCTCTGGGCGCAGTGTATCCGCTTCTATCTCTCACATAAACTACTTTTCTTACTCCATAGTCCATAGGTCTAATGGAGTACTCTGTATCATCTATAAATGCTCTGGTAGGATAACTTTGAAATCCATTGTCTGGTAAAATCATATCCTCTTCTAGTGTAATATATACCATTTTATATGGACATTTATTTTTAGGATTAGCTTTACCAACAAAAGTATTCAGTATAGACACATCATTACCACTAGCGACAACATAAGGAGGAAGAACTTCTCCGTTACATCCTCCACCGCTAGCAGACCATACTTTTCTATCATTATCCCACCTAACGTCTATAGGTCCAACAGGCCAAAGGTCGGGTCTTTCGGCCCAATTGAGATGAAAATATTGACTTTTAGTTTTTATCCATTCGGTTCCTTCTTTTTTATAACCTTTGCCTATAATATCTCCTAGTAATCCCCCTGATGATGGTATAAACGCGCCGTCCTTGGTATAGTCATTTTGTCCAGATACTGTTAATATAAATCTTTTTGGCCTACCATATTTATCTTCTTCAAGAGGTTCGTCGGCAGCGTTTGGAACAGGATATCCTTCAGTGTCGTAGCCCCATCCATGCATCATTAATGGTCCTCTTAATCCAAAAAATCTTTGATTCAATAGAATATTTTCATTAGTATTATATTTATATGTTAAATCTATATCATAATAATCTTTGTTTACTGCATTTTTAAGATTCATTACTTTCATAAGCCCATTATCTTCCAAACCCTGTTGGTATTCTCCTGATGGAACTTGTTCAACAGCAAATTGTCCTGTTGTTGGCTCATACAAACTTTGTAGATTTTTAGTAATGTCCAAGCTTTCAAAATCTACAGGAGCATGTTCTGATCTTGCTATAACAGCTATACTATGTCTACATCTTTCTCCACTACCGCTTGGTTGAGAATTAGGATTGGCAAATTCTCCATATGGAACTACAATAGGATTCAAAGATAAAATATTAACTTCTCTTGGTTGACCTGTATCTTCCCCTGTTGGAAATACTAATTTAGATTTTGAACATAATGGACACGCATAATCTACTTCTTCTGCTGTTTTACTACCTGATGGAATAACAGAAATTTTGTAGTATCCTATGCCAGCACATTGTGGACAAATAACATTCTTTTTCTTTAATTCCTCAGTTACACATCTTGACGATAAAGAATATGTACTACCAAATAAAGTCGGATAGAATGATATTGGAGAGAAAAATCCATCCATACTCATTGCTGCTTTAGAATCATACTCTTTACTAAGCTCTGATAAAATCTCACTAGGCATATACAAAGCGGTTCTTGTATTATGTCTTCTCAATTCTCCTGATCCTCCAGGATCTTTAGAAACAATATTTTGTTTAGGTATATAATGCATAGCCCTTCCTATAAAAACTTCAGAAGGACTTCTTCCATAAATCTTAGATTCATAAGCAGATAGCGATTCGCCAGTTCTTGACTTTGAAGAATTTGCCATTATCCTATTAATTTGATCTGTTATTTTTTGTTCAAATTTTGCCTGAGCATCAGTTAATTTTTTCATTAAGGATATTCTGGACGTAGAAAACTGTTTTATTCTATCAGCATTCTCCTTACTATAT